ACAGAACCTTTTGTATTAAAATAATATTTCTTTAGAGGATTGTAAAGTTAATGTCTCTTGCTTCTCTAAGAACGCCTGAAACAGTATTACTTGTGAAACTAAGATATCTTTCAAAGATTTCCATTAAACCTTGTACAAATCCTGAAGCTTGACCTACAAGATTAGCACCGTAATTTGCTGCTGATTTAGCACCGCTTTTTAGGTAATTATAAAGATTCTGACCTTGTTTTTTTGCCTCATCCCAGGTCATTTTTACGGTGTTTTGAACAGTGGTCCATTGCTGACCTAACCATGCGCTTACATAAGCACTGATAGCTGAAATAGTAGAAATTCCTGCTAAAATTTGCGCATACGTTGCCTTACCTAATCTTGAACCAAGATCAATAACAAATTTACAAACTGCTGCGGTTTGATCTTTAGCATTTTGATATTGTTCCATAGTGTATATTTGAGCTGCTTTAAAAGCGTTAATAGTTCCAGCCATAACTGCTTGAGCTGCATCTACAGTCATATTGTAAGAAGCTTTAAAAAACTTTATAAGTTCAGTATGAACGGTATTATTAATCTTATAAGCAACATCTCTAATTACCCAATATGTTACCAAAGCTCCACCTATAGATACAGTAACAACTTTCCATGCTAATCCTGCAAACTTAATTAGATATTCTTTACCGATTCGGGAAAGCTCGTTAATTTGCCCTGTAATTGCTTGTTTAGTAGCCTGTCCTTGAGCTGTACCAGTTCCAACACCTTTTTGATAGCTTTGGCTCACTGATTGTTCTTGAATGATTTGTTTGATAAGTTGTCTTAATTCTCTCTTTGTAGTTTTCATATTTCTTTTTTTTTTGTAATTGTTTATTATAAATATCTCAATAGAAACAAAAACATTAATTTTGAAAAAAAAATAAAGTATACGAAAGAAAGTTGAAATTTTATTCGATAATCTGAACTTTCTTTTGCATCTTTGTATTGTCATTAGGCTAACAATGGTTACTAAAGACATTAAATTATTCATCATTAAAATTTATAAGATTATGAACACACAATTCATTATTTCAGCGATTATTGTTGCTGTAATTTCAGTTACTTTTTTTAGTATTATTTTATTTACTGCTGCTGCTTTTGGCATTATAAATTATGGTGCTTATATTGTAGGTCTAGCTTCAGGGTTTGTACAAGGTTTATGTTCATAGTATTGAACATCGCTTGTTAATAGCAGAATAAAATTATTTCAAAAGAAATCTTGGATTTTATTTGGAAGTTCTAGATTTCTTTTGTAATTTTACACTATCTTTAATTCACTATTTAAACATTAAGAAAAATGAAGCAATTACATTATGTGCTAATCGCAATACATCTACCAAGTGATAGTGAGGTGTATTTTTTTCCTACAAGGGAACAAGCAGATGCTTTCTTTAAAAGCCAAGTCGAGCATTTATTAAAGGTTTGTATCGACAATGAGTTGGAAGAAAATGAGGTTTACTCGTATGGTCAAACCAAGAACACCATTCGCTTTGATAGTGGATATGATGAAGATTTAGATAGTTTTCTTGGCGAGTGTAATCATTACTACCACGTTGATAGTATTGAGGTAGCTGACGATGTAAATTTCTTTGTGGCTGAATTTAGTGAGTGGGTTGATGAGAGTACAATCAAGTTCTATAACAAGGAAACTGCTATCGTTAAATACAATGATATGGTTGATGATTGTATAAAAGATATGAACCTTTGCAGAAATGGGTATGTTGTTAATCGTTATGACAATACCACTTGGGATGATGAGGATGGAACAATGTTTAGTGAGAATACTGATGATGGCTCAACCGATGCTTTCTTTGGATATACAGATGTTTACTTTACTTTACGCATTGGTGAAATTAAATGTAAAGATTATATTGAAAATTAAAATTATTTCAAAATAAAAATTTTGGGTTTACACAAAAGAAATCTTGGATTTTATTTGGAAGTTCAAGATTTCTTTTGTAATTTTACACTATCTTTAATTCACTTATTAAATTCTTTATTATTATGGAAACGATTAACTTCCCGAAAGATTTAGATGATGTGAGAGATTTGGCTATTCAAATTGTTGAATCTCTTGTAGAAGAGGGCATTGTAAGAAATTGTATGGATACTGATGACGAAGACGAGTTTATTACACAAGATATAATTGTGGATATTCTCTGTAAAAAATTCGGAATCTCAAATGATTATGCTGATGAATGGGTTCGTGAAATGTAACTTTTAAATTATTCCAAAATAAAAATTTTGGGTTTACACAAAAGAAATCTTGAATTTTATTTGGAAGTTCGAGATTTCTTTTGTAATTTTACATTCTATTTATTTCACTATTAAATTTTATACTATTATGGAAAACTTATTTCTTCAAGCAATGCCAATTTCTGAAAGAACTGAAATTGATAACATTAAAGCAAACAAAGATTTCGCAAGAAAATTGGCAAGTGACCTTTCGAAGGTATTTCAAATAAATTTGCAAATCAGCGATTCTATTGATTCTTCACAAATTTATGTTGGAAGTATGAGTCAAAGATTTAATTGCCCATACTTTATTGCTAAAAAAGATGGTGTCATATTCAATATGAATGTATTGGGGTATAGAGAAAGCACTCAGTTTTTTAGCTTAGGAGAGTTATATGAAAAGTATAAAGAAACCTCAAAGGCAGACAATAACTTTTTAGGGAATGGTAGTGGGCATGGTTACGTTCAATTTAGTATAAAAATTCCTCTTGAGAATTATACCGATGTCTTGAGAGATATTATCAAATTATTTAACCAACAAAGGTACTCAAAAGTATTTTAAATTATTTCAAAAGAAATTTCGGATTTCATTTGGAAGTCCGAGATTTCTTTTGTATTTTTACACTATCTTTAATTCACTAATTAAACACTTACAGCTATGAGTTTAGAATTATTTTTAGAGCAAATTGAATTGGCTGACAACACTACCAATGACAACACCTTTGATATCTTTTATGATGTCAACACAAAACTTATTCACGCATTTGAAAATGATGCAGATGAACCAAGAGAGTTTGTTTATCGCTTGAAAGGTGAGCAGGATGATATTGCAAGAGAACACAGACAAGAAATCTTAGAATATTGCTTGGCAACCGTATTGCCAACAGATGAAGTTGGATTAGGGGATATTTTCGTACACGGAAAATTTATTGAAAAAGTAATTATTTCAAAAGAAATTTCAAAATAAATTATGAAATGTGAAAAGTATTTTCTATTTTTGTACTACAATTAATTCACAATTAAAATTTATACTATTATGACAGCTATGGAAAAAATTATGAACCTGCCGATTGGTCATTCAATCGATTGGAAGTTCGGGTTGATTACTCGTGATGTTTACAGAATGTCAGAAGACAAATTTGACATCACAGAAACCTGCGGTGGCTGGGTAAATGCTATTGTAGACAAACAAACAATGCAAGGCATATTAGAGGGTAAAATCTCACTACTTGAATTGGATTGGTTCTAATCACTTTAAAACATTAACAGCTATGGAAAACTATAAAGAAATGTATGAGCAATTACTGGCTGAATTTCAGCAGTACAAAAAAGAATCCATCAAATGGTCAGTTCAAGACTTTACGCTATATGACCATCCAACATACACCATAGACAAAGAAGCAGCGCAAGAGGCTTTGGAGGATATGATTAAGCTTCATGATGCATCATATGGCATAAGCTGGAATGATGTGGCGTATTATATTGAAGAATACGGAACAGAAAAAAAATAATATTATTTCAAAAGAAAGTTGGTGCTTCTCTTGGAAATGTCAACTTTCTTTTGTATTTTTGTTGGACAATTTTAAATCACTTATTCACTATTAAAACTTAAAGATTATGCTAAACGAATTCAAAGAACTCAGACAATTGATTGCCAATCCAAATGCAAACAAAGATGTACACTCTAAAGAAGTATTAGCACAGATGATGCTTCTTGAAATCAAATTGCTTGAAATCCAAAACAGAATGGATTGTGCAAAGAAAGTGTTGAGTGAATTATGCACTATCATTCACAATAGTTCTGCCGAAACACTTTCGGGAATTTCGATTCACTTGAACCACGATGAATATAATAAAGTGCATTATGCAACTAATGACATTGGACTTTTGTTGGATATGAACAGTGATTATTGTGTAAAAGAGAATTGGCATAATATGTTCCCCCCAATAGAACTGCCAAACATCCTCAAAGAAGATTTTGTCGCTTGGGACACAAAGAATAATTGTCCTAAGGAGAGTTTGGACATTGTCTATCATTACACCTCGCTGATTCAGTTAATGAATGATGGGATGCAACTTGAGGAGGATGAGGAATTCGTATGTATTAAAAACATTCCTTTGAGATGGCAAGTTCTGTACGATGCCGAAATCGAAAGAAACAAATAAAATTATTTCAAAAGAAATCTTGGATTTCATTTGGAAGTTCAAGATTTCTTTTGTATTTTTGTTGGACAATTTTTAACACTTTAAAACTTTAAACTTATGGCAAAATTCAAATTGAACGAAGAACAATTCGTTCTCCTAACGGCAAATACTTTGACTCTAAGGAACACTTATATCTATGAGATGGACAAAGCTGAACACCAAGAGTTGAAAGATTACTACCAAAAAGAAGTTGATAAAATCAATGACCTTTTCGACCAGTTGAATGATAAATTCAAAACTAAGTTCTAAATTTGATCGATTTATTGTGCAAAAATAACTTTATTATGGAAAAATATTATGAATTAGCAGAAAAAGCTTTCGGACAATTTTATAATGGCATGCCTGCGCCAATTGGAGAAGACAAAGACCATGTTTGCAACATCGCTGCAAGTGTTATGATGACAAGAGATAACGTTCTGTCAGGTGGAAGCTTTGTTCGAGCTGTTATTGATAATAACCTTGAACAAGCTGTCAACAGAGCTGATTCAGTCTGCATAAAAAACTTGGTTTTTTTCGTCTATTGCAAAAATTTTGTTCATCTTTAACATTGGACATTCAAAAGAAATTTAAATGAGAACTTATAAGTACACAGGATTTTTCAAAAGTGCAGAAGGACACACTTATCAATTAGAAGTCAATTGTAATGGATTTCTTCAAGCATTTTTTCTTTTAACCGCAGATGCGATTAGAAGTGCAAGACATTATCAACTTAATAAAATTACTGATGAAAAAGGTAACGAAAAAATGGTTGATGACATTATTAAGTGTGGTGCGTTATTGTCATAGCATTGCACCTAACGTTTTGCGTATATGTGAAGTACGCATAGCAGAAACTTGAAATTAAATACAGATCTTAATGGCGTATTTCACATATACGCTGTTAGCAAATCGTAAAATTATGACTGAGAAAGATATTTTAAAATTAGTAGAAGAAACATTCAGCGAAGAAATTTCAACTTCTTGTGCTGAAACTGTATTAGGACTTGAAAGTTGGATTGATGGTAAAGAAGAATTTATAAAAAAGTTAGCAGAGAAGTTGAAATTGTTATTTGATGAGAATGACTTATCTAAATAATTTTATGTTTGCTAACGTCTGATGATAAACAATCGTTTTAATATTTTTTACACTTTGTTATGTGTAGTAATTTTGTGTGTGGGATTTGAATTAAAAATTAATTTCTAAATATTTATATATAAAGATAAAAACTATGAGTAAGAAAATACGAGAAATGATAGATAAGGTTAAGAACATTAAACAGTTTGTAAATGAAAATAGAATATATTTATCTCAAAATGGTACAGATGGGTTTGGTTATGTGATGAATATTCATTTAAAAAATAATGGTGAAAAAATTGGTTCAATTGTTTTTAGAAAAAAAACATACCTGAAAGAAAAGGGTTATCCATATGTTTTAGAATTACATATTGGTTTTGATGAAAACTATCAAAGACAAGGATTTTTTCAAGAAGCATTGATTGAATTATTAGAAGCCACAGACACTCCAATATTTATTTCATCTGGTAGGGTTATTAATCCAGATGTTTTTAAAGCAATTTCTAAAATAGACACTACATTATTAAATGTTCAAAAAATTGAAGATGGATTCATTATAACAGAAAAATAAGTGCGTTAGAAATTTTAAATTTTCTTTGGAAATTAGAATTCTTTTCACTACTTTTGTAGGACATTAGTTTTATAACATTTCATTTCACTATTTAAAACTTACTATCATGAGCTACACTATTCTTTATGCAAAGCAATTCATTAAGATTGACGAGGCAAGAGTAATTCCGTTTATACTTCAAGGCGATAATAACGTCTATGAAACTGACAGAAAACGTGCAAGAGATTGGAGCAATTCTCGTATGTTCAATAGAACCATTATAACTTCCAAGGAAACTTTGCTTCAAGAGATTGAACGATTCAAGCAGGACACCATTGAACGCTGCAATGAAGATGTAAAGCAATATGATGGAACTTGGGCTTATGACGAAAAAAGATTCGGCTATCATACAGGTATAGCTGTTGGTGCCAGACATACAACTAAGACCTCCTTTGGAATGTTCAAAAACTTCTTTGTAAGTGGAATTAACAATGCCAAAACCATTGAAGAACTGGCAGAATTAGGTTGTTCTTTAGCAATTAGAGTTAGCGAATATGATAAAGAAAAGATTACTAAGGCTGGACTTGAAGTTAAACCTACTGTCAATTTCACTTCAACTGAACAGGCTGTTGCCACCATTGAAGAATATGAAGCTTACTACAAAGGGCATAATATTTACTTGTATATTTATGCCTACGGAATGGACAGAGTTGTTGAAAAGACTAAAAAAACTAAGACTCCAAAGCAAAAGATTAAGGTTGACCAGTACTTTCAAATAAACACACCTTTTGGACTGTTCGTCAAAAATACTTCAAGAGGATTCCAATACAGCAGATGGAATGCAAAAGCCTTCAGGACAGAAAAAGATGCCTGCAAGAGCTTGGACACTCTGAAGAATAAATTTCCTCAACACAACTTCACTGTTGAGCTTGTACAAAAGGAAGCTTACATTTAACATTGGACATTCAAAAGAAATTTTGAATTTCATTTGGAAGTTTGAAATTTCTTTTGTATTTTTACTATTATTTCACTATTAAAACTTAAAGCTATGTTTGTATTCAAAGTTATAACCGCAATCCTTTGGTGGGCAATCAGTCTCGTTTGGGCTTTCGATATTTATTATACATTCAGCGACCAACCTATATTTAGAGAACTTGTAGCATTATTCTGCTTCGGATTTTCAATTTGCTATGGATTTGAGACAATGTTCGCAAAAAAAGTAAGATGGTTTCAATTGGTACTTTTTATAACATTATTTATGATTATGTCCGCTGCAGGATGTAATCATTAATCTTAAAACTTAATTAACATGAATTATCAAAATTATTTTGAATCTCTTGAGGAACAAAAAACCATCGAAAGAAATTATAAACTTTCTTTGGAAAATTATAAGAAGGAAGTAATCTATCAATCGTATTGTGAAGTTATTGACTTCTTATACTATATACACCAAAGAGGTTACAGAAATCCTAAAGGTACCCCATTACATGTATTTCTGGACACACCTGAAAATTTAAAAAACAACTTGTTCCACAAAGTTCAAGGGACTAATGGAGGAGAACTTCTTTACTTGGACAGGGAGATAAGCTCATTCGTAATCCTGTACAAAGACAATGGAATTCTGATTGAATGCTCTAATCATAATGGGGCAAAGATTTACTTCACAACCGTTGAAGCATTCATCAAAAAAATCTCTGAAAAGATCTTGGACACTTTTGTGATTGTTGAACCTTCTAAAGAAGACTTGGAACTTTCATATTCAAACGCTGATATATTCTAAGTTGTCCACCTTAAACTAATCAAGGGTAATGTCTTCAGGATATTACCCTTTTTTTCTTTTGGACAGCCCATAAATTCTTGACTGCTATCATGTTTATTGAATATTTATTTATAAAAATATGAAATCAGTCATCTCCATTATTGAATCCCAACTCGATCTGTTCGTCCACCAATTTGGCTTTGCAAACCTTTCGGACTTCGTTAACTCTCTTGTCCACCCAAAGCTACTTCTATTCACACTCCCATTCTCGATCCTTAGCTTTTCCATCTTTGCTACGTTGGAAGTTTGGCTTGGACTATCTTCAATGGCTATCGTTGGATTTATTATAGCAGCAATTCTAGAACTCGTAACAGGACTTTGTGCCAGTGTAGTAAAAGGAATTCCAATCGTCAGCAGAAAGTTTAGCAGATTCGGACTTAAAATTTTTGTTTGGCTTGGACTATTACTCGTTACCAACAGCTTCTATCTTTCTTATGTTGACAACCCAGATGTTCTTTCGGAAATTAGCGAGTACTTCTTCTATACCCTACACAATATCCTGGTCATCTATATTATGACTGAATATATCATATCTATCCTTGAGAACCTCTCAGCCATCAATGGAAAATCTGATTCCATCCTAACAACCTTTATCAAATCCAAAAGAAAACAAATTTTTAATTACTTGGACAAATCTACATCCCTCCAGAATGAACCTGAAGCTGGACAGGAGGAAGAAACTAAGCCAAGTGGGACTAAGACCAAGCCTAAGAAATAAAAGTGTCTTAAATCTAAAATAAATGGCTCGACCGCAAACAGGTGAATAACATAAGTTGTCCACCTGTTTTTTTTGTTAAAAATGCTAAAAATTAATATAAAAAGCATAGAATAGGCTGAAAGCCCCATCACTACTTCGTTTTAGACTGTTTAGATCAATACTTTTGAGTTTCATAATATAGATATAAAGAATCTCAAAAGTATTAACTAAAGAAGAATATTATATTGAATAATATAGAACACATACACTTTTAATATATGTTGTAGGGAAAATCTCCCAAAGAAAGTTTTGTAGTTTCTTAAGAAAGCCAAATAAAATTAATTAAGTTGGAAATTAATTTAGAATAAAAAAAGGCTTCTGAAGAAATTTCTTCAGAAGCCAGAGTTAAGCTTAACTTAAAATTACTTAGCTGAGTCTTTGGAAACAGTGTCAACGACAACTGTATCTACAGCAACTTTGGTAGAATCCTGTGTGCCCTTTTCGGTACAACATTTTTCTTTGCAAGTTGTGCAGCTTCCCAAGAAAAGACAGAGTGCTAAAACAAAAACTGCAATTTTCATTTGAAAGTATTAAAAATAAATGTGGTTTAAAGTGGTCTTTGGTTGACCTGTATTGTGTTATCTTGAATGTTTGAAGGTTCCATAGGAAGAAAGTATTCTTCTTCGGGGTAACTGAATCCATCCCAGATATCTGGATCATTACTGTTTTTGAATTCATAATCCTCATCTATAAAAGATAGTAGGAATAAATCTAGATCATCTTCAGAATAATCTTCAAAAGAATCTGGTAAATTTTTCTTTGGAGGGTTCATATTATAATATTTTTATTCCACAAATATATATACTTTCAAATGAAAATAAAAGGATTTGTTTTAAATTATTTTTTAAAGTTCCAATTCTTTTTTTATTATCTCTATAGCAACCATTGCAAAAATCGCCATATGACAAGCTAATGATAGATAACTTATCAAATCGATCCAGAATCCTAATTGGAGCTTAGAGATTTTATAAAAAAGTGGAATCTGAAGTGCCAATAGAAGCACAATAAGTATTCCAAAGTATTTTATTTTGCGTTCCATAGAAATACAATTTAAAAAGAACCCTCCTAAGAGGGTTCAGGTAACAACAATTAGGATTTCCTAGTAATATTTCTAAAGAACGCTTTGATATCTTCTGTAGAAGCTTCAGTGTTATCCAGCTTGATGAATTCCTCCAGGAGGTCGTTTTCTTCTCCTTCGTTGAAGAGTTCATCAGAAGCCAAACGGATCTTCTCCATAAAACCTGCTTTCTTTGGTTTTACAATTGCTTCCACTTGACGAGTTTTAACTTTCTTCACAACCTTTTCGCCAGTCTCTGTGACAATAGTGTTGGCAGCAACAGCATCTTCAACTGTCTCCACAACCTTTTCATAATCGGCTCCAGTGTCCTCAATGATTTTGATAACTGTATCATGGGAAATCTCACCCTTCAAACATCTCTGTTTGATAGCTTCAGGAGCATTGGCAAGTTTCAAGTAGCGGTATACAAGGTTCATCCTGTTTTTGCCATCTTCAGAAAGCATAGATGCAATCTTCTTAACATCCCATCCATATTTCTGCAGTCTTAAGAAAGCTTCAGCTTGTTCCACAGGATGCAAAGGTTGCTTTTGAACTCCTGTAATGATCATCTCAGAAAGACGAACTTCAGGGGAATTGTTCACAAGAATAGCTTTAACCCTGGAAACTGGAACGCCCTGCTCCAAAAGAGACATGATTGCTTTGTATCTTCTGTGACCATCCACCAGAAGATACCTGTCGGTCCCTTTGATGCGAGATAACTTCAGAGGCTCTTTCAATCCGTGCTCCTTGATCGATTCAGACAACGCTTCAATGTTGTTATAAATCTGACGAACATTTTCTTCCCAGTTGACATCAATGTTTCTGATGTCGATCTGGATCATGTCTGAACGTGTTTCTTTGCTGATATCACCAAGAAGTGTATCAAATTGATTACCGAGATTTGTGGTTTCCATAATTGTTGTTTTTAAAAGTTAAAAATATTAATGATTTGTAGTAACAAAAGTAGTAAACCTTCTTCAGAATTCCAAATTTTTTCAAAAGAAATTTTAAAATAATTTTCTGAAGAAATAAAAAATGAGGATGAGAAATCCTCAGTGTTGTAGAGTCATTAATTATAGATGAACATCGCCCTTGTACTTAACTCTCCATTCAAGAGGTCAGCATCTATAATCACTACTTCCTTTCTCAAGGGAACAACACACTAATAGTCCTGACAGGATTCAAACCTGTATGCTAAGTACGTCTCAGAGTTTGATAGGCATCTATGCACTCTAAGGGTAACCTACTTTAGCGTCTACCATTCCGCCACAGGACTGAAAGTTGTGTATATATTTATGTTATAGAACATAAAATTATTATCTATCTTCACTAAGTTTTTCAATTTCTGTTTCTGAAATAACTTCATCAAGAAAAATTAATTTAACATATGTTTTTTCATTATACGAACATTCACTACCTCTACTACAAGTTTCTACACTAATTTTAAGGTTTTCCTTAATTAATTTTTTTACATCTTCTATGTTCATAATTTTTAATTTTTTGTAGTCCTGACAGGATTCGAACCTGTATTGTTTGTACTTCACATCAACAGAACTCAGTACTCTTGCCCTATCTGTTAGCGTCTACCAATTCCGCCACAGGACTTTTAAATTATAGATTTCCTATTTCTTGTTTTACCTTTTGCCAATAATAATACAAAATAACATGGTCTTCTGCGTCAATGCTATTTATAATTTCTTCAACTGCTATCAAAGCACATTTTTTAGCTGTATCAAAGCACATTGGATAGTTACCCATAATATCATTAACTTGATACATTTTATTGAAGATTTCCTTTGCTTTTTCTTTAGGTGTCATAGCTTATCTTTTTAAACTTTTTAGTTGTCCTGACAGGATTCGAACCTGTATTTGATTACGTACTCAAATCTAACATTTGCATTAATCTCATATGCTACAACCTATGGTGAGGTCGGGAGAGTCTCAAACCATCCTTTCTATATTAGTGCGTCTACCATTCCGCCACAGGACATTTTATTTTATATATTTCAATTCTTCTTTTTCCCTTTGGAAGTTTCAGTTTTCTTTTGAGGTTTAGATTCTGCCTTCTCAACTTTCACTTCAACTTCTTCAGAAGCTTTAGGTTCCTTTGGAGCAACACCCTCTTCACAACGGATCTCGATTTTCTTGTAATGCTGAAACTTTCTGGCATCATCACAGATATAACGAATTTCATAAGTTCCATTCTTCTCATCGATTTCTTCAGAAACAATATCTTTTCTCCCTTCATACATCAGGATCCGATCGACATCATTTTTTGCCTGCTTGAAAGTTGGAAAAGATTCTCTGTACATCAGGTGATCCCATTCAGGCTTTTTCCTATCTTTACAGCCACTGTAATAATATGCCCTATATATTTTCGCCATAAGAAACGTATTTTAAAAATGATTCACCTGCTAATACATAATGTTCTGCATACCAGGTTGCACCTTTTCTGTGTGTATCAAGCTGGCGTTTAACATACTCAACCAAAGCATCCTTATTGGAGTCCATATCAAATACCATGATGCTGCGCTCTAACAAAAAAACAGCTTTTTCAGCCTCAACTTCATTAGAAGAACGTACTCTGATTTCTTTAGAAAGATTTTCAATAATCTCAGATTTCATAAGTCAAATGTTTTAATAGTGATTTAATGAGAACAAAAGTATTATTTTCTTTTGGCATTTCCAAATTTTTCTTTAGAAATTTTAAAACTTTCTTTGGAGAATATTTATAAAAAAATCTTTATGAAAATCAAATTAAGCGAACTCAGACAAATTGTAAAGTCTATTATTAATGAACAAATTGATACTATGCCTGAAAAAGTACAAGTACCTTGGATTCATAGAACAAATAGAAATCCTAATAATGAAGGAAATCCCGAACCCCTTCCACCTAATGTAAAAAGTGTTAATAGGCTTATGTATATCACTAAGTCAGATGTTAAAAATATGCCTTATAACGCTACAGGAACAGAAGATGATTCTGATGGATTGTATTTGTTTAAGGAAGAATTCGCTTTACCAAACGGTCTTATTAGATTGAAAGGTTCAAACGAACAAATAGTTTTTATCTTCTCTTGTAAAAATAAAAAATTATATCACGGAAATAAGGTTGTCGTTAATAGCTATCATGAAGCAGCTCCAATTTCAACAGTTGCTTTTATTAATAATTGGTGTAACAAAATTGATAAGATATACCCTTATCAAGATTCAGGCACACACCTAAAACAAACTATTACTGTCAAAGGAGTTACTTACGATTATAATTAAACTGCTGCCAAAAACCACTGTGGAACTTCTCTACCCTTCCAGCAGGCAAACTCTTTCTTGGCACCTACATAGTAATTCCTGTATGACTGTATAACATCCTGGACCTTGTATTCATCAGGCATTGCCTTTGGAGGATCAGTGATATCTTTGTCCTCGATGTCTATAGTATTCATAAGACACCATTCAATCACCTCTTGAGATTTATGCCTCTTCCCATACCTGTAAGTATACTCTTTACATAACTCCAATCCCAATTCACATAAGTACAAATAATTCGAAAGAGACTCTCTTATCCAGATGGAACATGGATGGTTCTTATGAGATAACCCATATGGTATCTCCAGGGATGAGCCTGTCATATGATGGGCTCCACATAATAGTTGAGCGTATTCCACACACATTTTCGTTGAGTGCCTATTTACATGATACTGAGCACATTTTCTTACATCCCAGTCTAACAGAAATATATTCATAACCTCTAATTAAAATTGTTAATGATGCCTCAAAAGTAGTACTTTATTTCCAAAGAAACAAATTTCTTCAAAAGAAAATTTAAAATTTATACCTTTGTAATACTTTTAAAGATTTTTCATTCAATTTAATAATGCCATTATCTATCAATTCCAATATTTTAGTTTTTTCAAGATAACCTATTTCATTTTCAGTTATAACTTTAAACTTTACTCCAAAAAATTCAATGGCACTTTTTATTTTCAAATCATTATCGTTATAATTCAATAATGCACTTGGCTTAATTTCATATATGTAACTTCCATCTGTGAAATCAGGATAGTACGATTTATGCTTACCATTTTTTTCGTAAATTACTTTATATTGATTATTTTCACAGCTAACAATATTATTATCCTGATTGTAAATTAAAAAAGATAATTCTAAAGAACTTCTAAAATATAAACCATTATACCATCCACATAAATAAGTATTACTTTTTGAAAGATATTTTGCCCTATCTAAATTCTTTTCATGATACGTGTTAAGGGAATCTTTTATTTTTTGTTTAGTTTTATCTGTATGTTTTAGTGTTCCATTTTCCCTTTTAGATTTTATTATGTTTTCTTGCCATTCTGAAGTTCTTTCAAGAATTCCCCCTTTTAATTTTGAAATAACTTTACTTTTAATATCTTCTAATTTCATAGGATTATCAACACCATATGTTTTCAACATAGTATTTTTTCTTGCAGACTCTTTTATTTTTTGATTTGTATTATTAATTCTTTTTTGAATTACCTCATTTGATTGTTTTTTACCTTTCCAATAGTCATGTTTAATTGTTTTATTTAAATCTCTGCAGATCATTGAGCAGTTTTGTAAATACCCAACCCCTAAACCTCTAAAAGTAGTATCTTTACTACAAACAACGCATTTACCTTCATTTTCTTTTAATAAATAACTATCATAATATTCCTTGGAAGTTAAATTATGCTTTAAATTAAAATGAGTAGCTAATGCTTTCAAATTATTAAATTCAATATTACAAATTTTACATGTTACCACAGCTTTTTAATATAAATATATATAATTCATCAAAAGACTCTAAAAACATCTTGATAACATGTTTTTCTTTAGAAATTTTTAACCAAATACAACTTCACCCATAACACACAACTGCAGAAAGATGTCAGCATCATTTGCATCATATTGTTCCAATAATATATTTTCCCAAACTTCAGGGTAATCTTCTTTAGTAATACTGATCCCTTCCAGAATTGAATTCATATCAACATACCCCAGTAATGCTTCCTGTTTATCTTCAGCGAATAATTTTTCATCCACAATACCACCTTCGATATTATAATAACCTTTACTTAATTTCTTTTGAACATCTTTCATGATTTCGAAATCATAAAATATTACTTCACCACCATTCAATATAAAATTACCAACTGCTTCAGATGTTGGTTCACCTGTATTAACTTTATCAGGAAATTCTATGTAGTACCAGTAATTGGATCCGCCTTCGAGAGCTGTGACAAATAAATTGATTATATCTTCTTTTGTTAATTTACGATTCAATGCATCGTTCCTATATTTTTCGTATCTGAACTTATAACTTATACCGCCTGCAGAATTTAAATCCCAGTTAACAAATTTTTCAATAGCATCTTCCAGATCAAATTCTTCCAGTTGTTTTTTATTATGTTTTAAATCCCTTAAATTTTCTTTATAAAGATCATCCAATCTTTCTTTAGCTAATTCCGCAACATCTGGATCTAATCCTGAAAGATCAATACTTTCAAAGTGTTTTACTGCTTTAGTTAATTCACTTACACGCTTCTTCAAATCTTCGAATCTTTGAGTAACTCTTTCTCTAGCGAATTCCCTAACCTG